TGGGGCATACATGAAGAAGGCGCTGTACAGCGGCAACGAGATCGACCACTACAGAAAGCAAATAATGCTCATGCAGGGCATCCTATACTGGTTTCAGGTAGACTACAAAGTTCAGTCGGACACAACACGTACGGCCCTGCAAGACCTCATCGCCTTGCGGGTTCCGAAATGGATGAGAGGAGGGACTTATCCGTTCATCCACAGGCCTATCTCGAACGAAAGAATGATGTGGGAAATGGAGCATGGCAGGCCTGCCTTTACTGACATTGCCCACGCCTGGTCCCCGATGTCCGCGATAGACACTATGAAAGTGGCGCTCATGCCTGCGGTTATATCAGGAACGCTGGCTGTGTATATGGCTAAGTTGGTTTCCGAAGGAAAGGACCCGGCAGTAATCCCGGCTGACTTCTACGAGACGGCAATCATCGACCCAGTAATGTCCTTCACAGGACCCTTTGTGCAAACTATAGTTGAGCCCGCGTTTCGGCAGCACCTCGACCCACTAGCCGCTAAAATCTACCCCAAGAAAAGAATGAGCAATGAGGAAGTTATTACCTGGAGGTGGATCAGTCAGAATCTATTGCCTGGGGACATGATGCCTGACCAGGACAAGGACGGATACTACGTCCAGAACCCTCTTACGGTTTTGATTCTGCGCTTGTTTCTTCCTCAGTACGGGTCAAACCTACCGCTCGCTATCCGCACCCTGTACGATAGTCCGGTTGCTGAACAGGGCATGGACGCGCAGATGATCTATGGGCTTAAGCGCCTTTTCAGATGGGGGGTTGAGTATCCCTACAACCCGAATCTTGAGTTTGCCCGTGACATAGACCGCATGTCGAAAATGGCCGAGCACCTTGCAGAACAGCAAGAAGCGGCTACAACTAAACCACAACCAGGTTTTAGATAGGAGTTAAAATGAAAAGATTCAAACCCGCTATTGAGTTCAACTATTGGGCCGCGACCAGGGTCTACTCTGTTAAGCCTGTGAAGGCAGACCAGATCGTAGTGGCTGTGGGTACACGAGGGCTCTACGCAGCCTGTACCCTCGCTGACTCCTCTATGCCTTCACTTAGCAACGGCAGGCTACTGGTGACCAAGCACGCGTCAGCAGGCGAGGGAGAAGGCCTGGTGGTGTGCTTGCCTTGGAAGAGGTCCAACCCCACTGATACTTCTTACTTGGCCGAGGGCGCTCCTGTCTTCCTGGGTACAGATGGCGGATGGACTGGCGCACCCCCAGAAAACGGGGCTTTCACTCGCCAGGTAGGCCGCGTCCTGAAGTCCCACAAGACGGAGGGCTGCATTGAGTTCGACTTTACCGCTGAGAGCGACCACGCTTCTGCGCTGACCGGAGCGCACGCCAAGCCTGTGGCATCCAATGACGCTGCCGGGTCGCTTCCGATGATGTATCGCTTGCCTGTTATCCCTTCTAGTGAGGGCTACGAGACTGAGCCTATGGGCTTCAGCATGCAGGTTGTCGATGTCTGGGTGGTGGTCGAAGGCAAGAAGAAGCAGGACTCTGGCTCGGTGGTGGTGTTCTCTGGGGCCAAGGAGATCGCTGGGCCTCTGTTGCTGGCTAACCAAAATCCTGGTAGCATTGTTCGCGCAGAGACCATCTCGCCGTCCTACAGTAAAGTCAGGGAGGGTTCGATCTTGAGGATTACAAACACAGGCAAAGCTAGAGGGACGGTATACGTCCTGGCCTACCGGGCATAGGGGGACACAGTGGGTAGCATCAAATCCGTTTACACCTGGCACAATGTAGAACTCCCAGCGCCTCCGGCGGGCTTTCCTGCGCAGCAGCTAGAGATCCCAGGCCTTCCTACAAAGGGCCTGCTCCGAAGAGTTCGCCTTGTGTCAGCGTCCACTAACCGCATCCAATATTGGCTATCTAACCAGGACTTCACCCTCGGAGGCGTGCTTCCTGTTCCTAACGGCGGCCAGGTAAGCCTTATCTCGGCCCAAACTTTAGGGCTCTCGCAGCCTATTGACCAGCTTGGAGCAGAGCTAAGAAGTTCAAACGGAGTCGCCATAGGTACCAACCAAGGAGTTCCTTTTGAGCTAATCGAAACAGGCGAAAGCGGGTCAAAGACAGGCAGCATCTTTATTGCCTGGGAGATAGCAACGGCTGGTGGAACCTTAGAGGTCTTTGAGTTGCAACTCGTAATCGAACCGTTGGTGACATGATGGGAGCCGCATCCAAGAAGGTTCATATCTGGGTGAGGATGGTGGTTCCCGACACCAGAGAGCCAGGTCCCATTCCTGCCCCGGAGGACTACCAACCCCTGGAGATCCCGAACCTTCCGGTACATGGAAGACTGGTAAGGCTTCGCATGCAGGCCGCTGGGGCAGGCAATAACCTGGACTGGTATTTAGCTGACACCCCCTTTCCTGTGAACTCGGTCTCTCCTTCAGGTGGCGTGATGAGCATTATCACCCAGCAGCCTGTGGCTTCTGCAGCCAAGGGGCTGGACATGATCGGTGACCACATGAACGATGCTAATGGGGATGCAGTATCCACGTCAGGTATCCCCTTTCGTCTTGCAGAGACAGGTTCTCCAGGCTCCGGTGTGGGTAGCCTGTTCCTCTCTTTCCAACTCACTACCCGAAATGAAGACCTGAATCTTGTACTCGTAATCGAACCACTGGTGACATAATGAAAAAGTTCCTATCACGAAAACTGTTATTGACTGTCGCAGCCATCGGCCTTGTGACCGCCTCAACACTGCTGGGTCTGCCCTTAGACGAGCAGGCTCTCAAGGCTATCACCACCATGGTGCTGGGTCTTGTCGGTGCTCAGGGTCTCGTTGACTTCGGAGAGGCCTGGACGACAGGCTCTGCTCTCGCGGAGGCCCTAAGCGAAGACGACACCGACTCTTCGGTATCAGAGCGATGAGCCTTCCTGAAGACATCCAGAAAGAGATCGGAGCGATAGCGGTAGACGCTGTCGAGGAGTTCGTGGAGAAGGAAGGCATCGAGCCAGAGCGAGGCCTTGAGATGCTGGCTGATGCTATCGACGCTCTGCTGCCTCTAGGAGCCCTCGTAGGGGGTCCGCTAGGGCGAAGCCTGGAGCGAGGCGATGGGCCTGCCATAGAGGCGTTCCTGCGGGCTCTAGCCCCTATCCTTAAGCCTGACCCAGACCGTATACTCGAACGCGCTGAGAGGGCCTGGAAGAAAGGCAACAAGCGCAGGGCCGTTAGACTACGCAAGAAGGCGAAGCGTGTAAGCAAACGCCAGGAGGAGAAGGAAAGTGGCGACAGTTAAGCTAGAAAAAGCTGAGAAGCAACTCACTCCAAAGGAGATGAGTGAACGCAGAACAGAGGCTTCCCGCTCCGCCATACTCAAGGAAGAGGAGTCCGTTCAGGGTGAACGGTTAGAAGAAACAGCCGATAATCATTGGAAGGAAGCAGCAACAGATTTTGCAGATTTCGTTGGTGGTCCCCTCCTCGTTGCAGCAGCAGCAGGCACAGCCATCCCTACGGCACCCGTAGGAGAGGCCATAGGAAACCAATCAATGGCGGCTCACGAACTAGCCAACACCGAGAGGCTTCAAAGCTCAGATGCGCGGAGGAAAGGCGGTAAGACTAAAAGCTATAATGCCTTGCGGCGAAGTACACAGAAGGCGCAAGCAGGATTAGAAGCAGTTGATAAGGTTAAAGGTGCTTTTTCTCAACGTTCCAAAGAAGGTATTTCAGCAAAGACCTTTCACGGTATAGAGAGGATCGGGGACGAACTTGAGAAGGTCATAAGAAGCAATGAGAAGTATTACACCCGTGATGGCATAGAGACCCCCTACAACATGCAGAGAGAAAAAGACAAGCTGTATTCGTTGAGGAAGGCTGCTGATTCACTTTCTAAGAGAGATAGAAAGGCTCTCTACGAAAGAACAGTGCGGCAGTTCCTGCGGCTAGGGGAGAAGGGCGCGTCATCGGTAGGCTGGGCAGGCAAACGAGCACTAGCCCTGCCCATGCTCACCCTCGACTTCATCTTGCGCACGGGCCCGAAGCAGCTTCTAAAGAACAGTGACGCTGAAACGATGCTGACGTACTCAGCCTTAAAATACAAAAAGCCTCTCCAGCGGGACTGGGTTCCAGGCGACGACATATTCAAGGCGTTGCAGCAAGACCTTGAGATGACGGAGAGGCTGCGTAAAAGCGGAGTGATTTCCGCAGCGTTCTATAATGAAGTTATAAACGGAAAATGAAGCAGGAGAAAGAAGATGGCAATGATTGACACCAAAGACCCGAAGGCCCTGGTAGCAGGGCTGCTTGTTTGTGCTGGCCTGGTGGGGGGTGGCTCCATGCTAGGCCTCACCATCGAACCAGAAGACACCACCGACCTGCGCGTCGAGCACGGCAAGCTAGAGACCAAGGTCAAGCACCTGGAGGAGAGCCTTGCTACCTGTAAGGAAGCTGCAGAAGAAAAGCAGGAAGTCAAGAAGGCGCGGCAGCAGAAAGGAGGCAAGTGATGGCTGGAAAGAACTGGATCAAAGGGGCAATCAAGAAGCCAGATGCTCTGCGCAAGGAGCTAGGCGTCAAGAAGGGCGAGAAGATCCCGAAGAAAAAGCTTGAGAAAGCAGCCAAGGCCAAAGGCAAGCTAGGCGAGCGCGCCCGACTGGCCGAGACCCTTGCAGGTCTGCGGAAGGGTGCTGCGAAAAGAGCCTTGAAGGCCTAGAGCGATGCCACTAAAGGAAGGCAGCAGCAAAGAGGTGATCGCTTTTAACATCAAGAAGCTCAAGGCTGAAGGATACAAGACCGACCAGGCTGTTGCCATAGCCTACAGAAATGCTGGTAAGATAAAAGGGAAGAAAGATATCAAGAGGAAAAAGTAATGGCAGACGGTTCAGCAGCAAAGTCCATATCGGAAAAGCAGAGAGAAATAAGGTTTCGAGGATCTCCCTGGCTGAGAGAGGCCGCTGATACGCCAGAGATTGAGACTGTGCCTATGATGCCATCCAAGCCAGAAGGTGCAGTGGCTAGAGAGATCCGAGCGAAGCGCGAAGAGGGCGAGAACATGGGTGACTACCGTCGCAGGGTGTCGCGAATGGCTCTGGATGGGGAAGAAGGTATGACGGAATCCATCCAAAAGTTAGAGAAGAAGGAATACCAGCGACCGGAACTCCCCAAGGGCATAGACGATCTTAAGCCGCTGCCTCCAGCGAGACCCCCGGTTCGCCGCAAGGACAAGGGGACTGACAAGGTCGGAAAGCTAGAAGCCTCCATCGAGAAGGCGGCTAAGGAGAACAAGTGGGAACCGCAGACAAGCGATGCGGTGTCCGAGGCAGCGAGTTCGCTGGCCAACGAAATGGAAGGGATCTTTGTGGACGCGCTGGAGGTGTACGAGACATCCGAAGAACACGATGGAGGAGTGCCTGACCGAGTTTACTTCACGGATGAAGACGGCTACGAGTGGGAGTCAGTCCGAGAGGAAGACGGCTGGGACCACCATCCTGTGCAGGAAGAACCAGTCCAGGAAGAACTCGCCACAGCGGCAGCAGCGACTATGCCTCTGTGGGCAATGGAGCCTTCCCTGACGGCGGACGAACAGCAGGCTGCTATGTGGAGGCATACCGCTCTTGCCGAGCAGGAGGAGGATTGAAACTCACACCCGACTTCTCCCTGGCTGAGTTCAGAGTCACGAGCCAGAAGATTGAGAACAACGTGCCGCACGACTACATCCCACGCCTGAAGTGTTTGTGCTCTGCTATTCTACAACCACTGCGTGATAAGCTAGGTTCATTGGAGGTTACCAGTGGGTTCAGGACAGAGCGCATCAACAAGCTTGTAGGGGGAAGCCCTAGCAGTCAGCACGTTCAGGCCGAGGCCGCTGACATAAAAGCCCGTAGCGCGTCCCCTGACGAGACCTGGTTGGAGTTGTTAAGAATGGGAGAGGCTGGGTTTCCTATTGACCAGGCCATATACTACCTTGAGACCACCGGGCACATCCATGTCTCGCACACGACTCGAAAGAAAAATCGCAACCAGTTCATGGCGAAAACTAAGAATGGAAAATACATTAAGTGGAAAGAGTACGACGATGCCCGACGACAAATGGCAGACATATCTGTTTGATGAGTTCAAGTACCTCCGTAAGAAGAGTGAAGAACGCGCCATAGATGCAGCCGGGGTCAAGCAAAAGCTTGCCGAGGTCGAGTCTCGCTGTGAATCTATCGAGAAGAACCTAGCAAAGATGACCCAGATCCTATGGCTGTGCGTGATAGCAGGCGCAGGCTCAGGGCCTCTGGTATCCTTCCTTACCAAGTAGGTGCCCCATGCCCAAAGATGCACAAGGCAACTGGTACAAGCCGAAAGGTAAGGAAAAGAGGAGGATCGGGCGCTACGATTACGCAGGCCAAGGTGGCCTGAGCAGGAGTGAGTTCGAGTCCCTGTCCTACAAAGAACGAAAGAGACTGACCAAGCTGGAGGAGCGCGGTAAGTCTGAGAAGGCGGGACGCAAGGCTGACAAATGGATTGACGAAGAGCTATTCGGTGGGACGTTTGCGGAGGTCTTAACCGACCAGGCCAACGAAGGAGTGGACGACCAGGGACTAGCCCAGGAGGCCAGTGCAGACCTACAGTCCGATGCCGTTGCCACCCAGTTCTCGCCGCCTGCGCCAGGGGTAGCAACTCAGGGTGCTCTGCGGCAAGCCATGACAAGCCAGGGCTCCCCTTCGCTAGAGCCTGGGCCTGTCGCTGCTGCTCCACCTGCCCCTGGCAGCCCTGTGCAGCTAGGTGGATACCTGCCTGCGGAGACCGTGCAGATAGAGCAAGACGGAACGATCCGAGGAAGCTATGGAAACCCAGGTGGGGCAGCGGTAAAGAAGCCATCGTCGCCCTATTCGGAAAAGAGAAACAAGCAGTATACCCAGGCGCTACGTGGCGCACTGGATAACTACGACTTTGAGGAAGGGGTCTACCAGGGCCTGTCACTTGACCTGGCAGACCAGAGTAACAACATCCCTGTCAATCGAGACTGGAATAAGACAGGCTAGTGTCGGTGAGCAGGGCGAGAAGCATTTCCTCTTGCTTCTCAACCCCTTCAATGATGTCTTGAGTATGCCTGCCCACCACTATGATTTGGTAGTCATCGACGCGGATGGATGCCGTCCAACGCCCGTTGGTGCGGCCTATCTCCCATCCGTCGCACTCACCCTGTAGCTTCTCACGCTCGATGTCGTAGAGGTACGGGTGATGGTCTTCGTATCGAGTGCTCATTAGAACGGCATCTCCTCGCCAGATTCCTCTGACTCGATCTCGATGCTCTCGACAGTCAGTTCCTGCTGGGGAGTGAAAGGCGTAAGCCATACGCCCTTGCCGCACGTCTTGTCTTTGCACTTGTAGTCAGGCGAACGAGGGTTGCGCTTGTCGGTGCGGTTGTCCCACATCTCACCAGCGCAGTCAGGGCATGCCTGTTGGCCAGGGGCAGCAGGCCGTAGGCCTTGCGTTCGCTTGGTCAGGGACTCAGGTGTGGGCGCAGTCCACCCAGGGGTGAGGCCTGCTGTTTTCTGTTGCTCCAGTGCTCGCACCAGTTCGTCGGCGCTGGCGTACTCGGAGCCACCAAACCCGCAGGCACTTAAGGCGCGGCCAATAGCTGAAGTGCAGCAGTTCTCTAGCGCCGACGTGCGGTTGATGGTGGAGGATCCCCTCACCTCTTCTGCGTAGTCAAGGCCAACGACGATGCCTGCTGGCGTGACGATCTTAGCCTCGACCACCACCGACTTCTCATCGAGCCCTACGACACGAGTGAGGATAGCCCAGCCATCCTCGATGGTATGGTCAGCCCGGAACTCCTGTACTCGGAGGGCTACTGTTTTGTACTCTCGACCGTGGATGTTCACGATGCCATTGTCTTTTGCCTGGGGGTTTGGGGTTCCCATCTTCTCTTCCTTTATCCACGATACGTGGAACGTAGCACCCGTTGAGGTGCGGATTGTTTAGTAAACTCTTCTGCAAGGTCAGGGTGTTCAGCCCTGAGCCTCTTGGTATCAATCGTCTTGCGGCCTGCCTCTTCCTTCCAGGTGACCTTGCCGAAGTCTCCGACGAGGCCTGGGTGCAGTCCGATGTAGCTCTTGAGGCGTGTCTCCAACTCTTTCTTTTTTGCAGCCAGGAGCTTCATCTGGTCACGGATGGAGCGCAGGTCTGTGCATATACCTATCTCGATGTCCACCGCGTCACGCAGGGTTTGAAACTCAGGCAGCGGGTAGGTCTGATGCACCATGTCCTGTGCAGCCTGGGTGCCATCGAGAGGAGGTGGCACGTCACCAACGATGTGCTTCTCCCACCACTTACCGGCTCGCTCTATCATAGCCTCCTCAACCTCCAGGTCTCGGTGGATGCGGTAGGTGACGAACTCATCGGTGAAGGGAAAGTAGGTGGTCATGTCGCACCAGTTGAACTGAGTGCCGAAGTGATGGCTGGCAATGGGCATGTACCAGGCTACCTGGGTAGCGTAGTAGATAGGGATAGCAGCGGTGCCAGGGCCTCCCCACTTCTCACGGTTGCGTGAGGTCTTGCCTTCCCATAGCCCAACGCGCTCTGAGTTCTCATCATCCAGTATGGTCAAGACGTAGCCGTCGAGCGAGGCTAGTTGCCATGGCTCTGCGCCTTGGATGACCCGGTCGAAGGCAGGCACCGGGAAGCGATGGTCGTCATAAACAACCACGGCTTTGCCTGGGTTCTCTTCGGCGTAGACCTCACGCAGAGAGTTCTCCAGTATGCGGCCACGGCGCATGGCAGGGGTCTCCTCGACAGGCTCAGACCTGCCGGTTTTGTCCTTCCATACATCAATAGGCCCGACCCATGGGGATAGGCCAAAGATGGCTGCGATGTCTGATCCTCCGAGTCCTTGTCTTCTGTCTTCTAACCATTGTGGGGTAGTGGTAGTCATGGTTTCTCCTTGTTCACATAGAACATATCACACTAGGTGATGACTGTGTTGTAAAGAAAATGTCAAGAGATATTCATAAGCTGTGATTGGTGATAGGATGGGGTATCTGGTCATGAGACCGGGTATAACATCAATACAAATAGGAGTCCAATATGTCATTGTCATTAGGAAACTACCTCAAGGTATCCCGTAGGATGCTGGGGGTAAACCAAACCCAACTCGCTGCGCTGTGCCGTGACGCTTACCCAGAGGTAAAGGGCCTGGTGTGTAACGCCATCTGCTACTGGGAGTCAGACCAGCGCATGCCTAGCCTGGTTCAACTGACCGTGCTGGGCACCGTGTTTGGCTGGGCCGACCATCAGTACATGCGGGCATTGAACTGCGCCACGTTTTGCCACGGAGGCACGGATGTTTAAGTTCGTATGGGGACACACCACAGGAGAGCACATGCTGATGACCTGCTGCATACCAGGCAACCCGCTAGGCAAAGGCAGGCCTCGCACCACAAAGACAGGGCACGTCTACACTCCCAAGGGAACAGCGGAGTACGAGCGAGCCGCTGCCCTGCTCATGCGTCAGCGATGGAGGGACCGTGCTCCGTTTGATGAGGCATGTGTTCTCAGTGTGGTCGCCGTCAAGGCTAGGCCGAAGAGGCTGCTACGGGTTCGCGACCCAGAGGAGCGCATCCCATGCACGACAAAACCCGATGGGGATAATATACTTAAGATAATAGCTGACGCCCTGGTAAAGGCTGGCTGCATACGCGATGACGTGCTCATCGTAGAGTGGCATTGCCAGACCCTGTTTGCCTCCAAGAGCGAAGGGCCAAGCGTTTTCATTCACCTCTTTTCCTATGACCCCACTACCCCTGAGTAAACATGAACATCACTACCTCTATCTATACCTCCCTTCGTAAACCCATCCCCGCTGCAGTCAGAGAGATCACCTGGCAGGAGTTCTGCGACGAGTACGTCGGTCTTAAGTGGCTAGACAAGGCTCGCGCTAAAGGGAACGTCTACGCCGAGAAGGCCGAGCTACCTCTCTGGTCGCCAGTCAAACTGCATGAAGGCATGCCGCGCTCCAACCAGAGCGTTGAGTTTGTCTCAGCCCTATGCCTGGACTTCGATGGCACCTGCACTGTCGAAGACGTGGAGTCAGTGTGGGCCGAGTGGGTCTGCGCCATCCACACTACCTGGTCTCACACCGCATACGAGCCTCACTCCAGAGCCATCGTGCTACTTAGCAGACCAGTCAACCGTAAGGAACACGGGCAGCTTATTCGCTGGGCGATGTCTCGATGCGAGGATGCAGGCCTGGTGCCTGACCCGTCGTGCAAAGATGCAGCGCGGGCCTGGTTCATGCCGTGCCCTTCTGCTGACCACATCTCCTCCTACAACCACATCGTCTACTACGAGGAGGACGCCCCCGTTCTCCAGGTAGACGAGATCCTCTCTGGCATGAAGGTGCCGGAGCTAGGCAAACCTGAAGAGCACGACACCATCTTCCGCGACGTGGACGAGAACGAGGTGGGGGTCCTGGCCTGGGGTGAAGCCTCAGAGATAGGGGCAAAGCTCAAGGGATACTGTCCCCACCAGGAGGATTCCTCCCCAGGCTGTGCGTTCCTGCGCCGTGGAAAGAAGGGGGTCATCCTGGTCTGCACCAGTAAGCGCCACGGTCACGAGCGCAACCCGATGAAGTGGTACTACCAGATAGGAGCGGACGCCCCACGGGTAACAGGCACACCGGACGGTGGACCTGAGCACGACGTGCTGGCGCTATGCGACCAGGTCATCGGCAAGAACGGAGCGCCGTGCGGTATACCTAAGAGCATCCACGGCAACCTCTACACCATCCTGTCCCAGGACACGCGCTGGCAGAAGCGCATCTGGGAAGACAAGTTTAGGGGCACGCTCAACCTGGATGACCAGGAATGGAAAGACACTGACGACACCAGGCTATCGCTGTGGGTCTACAACGTCTATGGGTGTCGCTTCTCCTCTGCCTCTGTGGCTGAGATGGTGAGGCTCATCGGTGAAGAGAACGGGGTGGACCCGCTGGTGGACTACCTAGAGGGCACCGCGTGGGACGGGCAGTCACGCATCGAACGCTGGCTCATCGACGGACTGGGTTGCACCAACACCTCGCTGCATAAGGAGTTAGGTAAGCGGTGGCTCATCCAGGCAGTGGCCAGGGCCATGCGCCCAGGCTGCAAGGCTGACTGCGTGCTCATCCTCATCGGCAGGCAGGGGGCGAAGAAGTCCACGGCGCTGCGCTCACTGGCAGGCGAAGACTACTTCAGCGACACGCCCATGGATTTTGGGTCAGCCAATGCCTACACGCAAATCCGGCGCACCTGGATCTACGAGGTAGCAGAGCTAGACAGCATCCGTAAGTCTGCTCACTCATCAGTGAAGGCCTTCCTGTCAGCGCAGCAGGACACCTACCGTCCAGCCTACGGCAGACATGCAGTCACCATCCCCAGGCGCGTGTGCTTCTGTGGTTCGACCAATGAGACCGAGTTCATCTCTGACCCTACAGGCAGCAGGCGCTTCTGGCCTGCGGTGGTTGGCAGCATTGACCTGACCTGGGTAGCTGAGAACCGAGACCAGCTTTGGGCGGAGGCTGTTGCCTTGTTCAAGGCAGGCGAGAAGTGGTGGCTATCCGACGTTCACGAAGGCAACCTGGCCGAGGTCAGCAAGCAGTTCGAGTCTCAAGACCCATGGCAGGAGATGGTGCTCGACTGGTGCAGCCGAAGACTCAACCCCTTCACCGTGCGTGAGGTTCTCGAAGAGGTCCTGCGCCATGACCCCCACCAGATGACGAAGCGTGCCGAGATGCGTGTGGCTGAGATCATCCGCAAGGCTGGCTGCAAGCGGCACCGAAGGCGCGTCGGCACCAAGCGTGTCAATGCCTGGGTCTACCCCAAGAACCAGGACGAAGAGGAAGAGGAGGCAGTCTCATGGTGATGCCCATTGAGTACAGCGCGGACAAGAAGTGGATACGAATGTGGGACGACGACAACAAAGAGTGGTCAGAGATAAGATCATGGGAGGCACCTGACTGGGTGCGACGGTGGGCGGCGATGGACCTGGAAGAGAAGAAGAACAACAGGCCTGAGCTTAGGTGCGTCATCGGCGGAGGCTATTACTTCCGGCCAGGTGACGGCGATGACCTGCTCGATGATTTCAGGCTGGTCAACCCTGAGTACATCAAGGCTGCGAGGATGCGCAAGAAGGGCAAGCGCATGCCGATGCCTGACCGATGGGTCGAGGCCTTTCGTAGGCTACCTGCTTCGCACCCTTGGGGTGATGGTGCCATCCTGCCTCGCGGCGCTGACCTCGGCGCGTACAAGCTAGTGGGCTCCGACGCCCGCTCCTTTCCTGAGCCTGAGTACAACGGGGCTGACCCGTTTGAGACAGGAGACCAACACTATCGCCTGCGACAGTACCAGCGCGATGCCGTCGAGGCATGCAGGGAACACGAGCAAGGCGTCGTGCGTGCGCCATGCGGTGCAGGCAAGACAGAGATAGGGGTGGGTCTCATCGCGGCCCTTGACACCAAGGCCCTGGTGCTGGTGCATACCCTGGACCTGGCGCAGCAGTGGATGGAGAGGCTGGAGAGTCGCTACCCTGACCTAGAGGTGACGATGGTTGGCGACGGGGAGAACGACTCCAGCGGCAGGGTGGTCATCGCCACCATCCAGACCCTGGCGCGATGGCGCTGGGAGGAGACCTATGCGCTGGGCAAGCAGTTTGGCCTGGTCATCCTGGACGAGGCGCACCATGCCCCAGCGCGCACCTTCACCGACGTGCTCTGTGCTATGCCTGCTCGCTACCGCATCGGGCTAACAGCCACCCCGGAGCGTGATGATGGCCTGACCGATATGCTGTGGTGGAACTTCGGCAAAGAGATATTCGCTATCTCTCATAGCAAACTGGAGAAGGCAGGCCACATCGTCACGCCGCAGGTAGTGTGGCTCGACTCGATGTGGGAGCCTGAAGACACCGAGATGCCGTGGCCTTCCATCATGTCTGGCCTGGTGTCGTGCGAGCTACGCAACAAGGCTCTCTTCGACATCACAGCCAACGCAGTGGGGCAAGGTAGAACCGTGCTCTTTCTGTCGGAGAGGGTAGCGCACTGCACCTCGATGGCTGAGTGGTTCAACGACAACGGCATCGAAGCTGCAGCCCTGGTCGGCAGCCTGTCGCAGAAGAAGAGAACAGACCTTTTGAAGGATGCCCGTGACGGGCGCTTCAAGGTGGTCACAGCGACGGTCCTGGCTGACGAGGGCCTGGACCTGCCCAACTTTGATACGCTCGTTCTAGCCACCCCTACACGCGCTCTAGGCCGTGTCCAACAGCGCATCGGTAGGATCATGCGGCCCCTCGATGGGAAGCAAGACCCGCTGGTGTATGATATGCGTGACGCCTGGGGTCCGCTAAGGGGGCAGGCTCGCAAGCGTGAGTCGTTCTACCGGAAGCTACTGCAATGAGCCCTGACTACGTCATCTACTGGAAGCGGGAAGGCAAGCGTTGCCGCATGGCTGGCTGCGGGGAGCCCATGCACCCTGACATCCTGATGCAGCACGAGATCCTCGAAGCAGAGATGGGGCCGCAGGGTGGCTGGAAGTGCAAGGCTGGTCACAGTGGTTGGATTTGGCCAAGCGAGTGCATCCTCGAAGAGACCATCGAGCTAGAGGATATTCTCGCAGCCATCAAAGATTAAAGCACATCCCTCTCTTCTAGCCAGTCAGGGTAGCGACTCTCCGCCTTTGGCACCGGCTCGACCTTGGGTGGCCGAGACCTCACCGGGTCCGCTCCGGTCACCAGCCTGCCTGGGTTGCTCGGCCTTCCGCCTCCACCGTTCAGGTAGCCACACATCTTCTCGGCGTCATGGCTATAGGTGAATGAGCGATGCCCCACCCATGAGTTGTCGATGAGGTATCCTACCTCGAAGTCGTTATCAACGTATGCGATTATCCACATGCTACCTCCAAAAAGAAAGAGCCCGCCGTGGCCCAGGAGGATCCGCGACGGGCTCAGAGTACCTCACTACCCCAGGAGTACCCAAACTCCCCTTAACCGCATCCCAACGGTTGCACTATGAGTAGCATATATTAGCATCGCTTGTCAATGCTTATGGCAGGCGAGCCATGCGCTTCCTCTTACGGTAAGGCTCCAGCCAACGCGCTTGCTGCCTGCCACCAGACCCTTCTTCTCTAGTGCCTGAAGGGTTCGCCTGGGTTTCATCAGGGTTTGTTCATGGGTGAGGTTCTCTAAAACTTTCTGTTGTGTGGGTGTGACGATCATAGCGGTCGCGCTCCTGGTGAGAGGGTGGGAAGCACAGGTGATCTCACGACCCCCCTTGGTCCGACCAAAGCCTGTACTCCCCGGCAACTCATACCCTAAACCCGCTTGATGAGGCTGGGGTGCCTGCCTGCTAGGTAGGCGACGTATGCTGTGTACTCTGGCTGCCACTTCCATGGCTTCTCTAGAAGGTCAGGAAGCGAGGCGTCGTCAATCTTCTTCTCCCACAGCAGGTGGCACATGAACCCTAGCAGGTGCGGGGCGCGGTCATGCAGTAGGTCCGAGGTGTCTTCGCTACCGAAGTCAACCTCCTCGACGCATGCACTGTTCTCGTCAACCTCAACGTCATCTAGTTCTAGCGCGATGACTTCATCGAGCAGGTCACTAGGGTCTCGGTCGCTGGTTACTTCAACGGTTAGAATGAATCGGTTCATCGTGCCCCCTTGCGACCAATAGCGTCTGTCAGGTCTTCAGCCTTGTTGAAGGTGCGTTCATCACCCCAATGGGGTTTCCTTTCTCCAACAAAGGCAACAAGCGCATCATTCTGCTCGGTCCATGGTGCATCAGTGAGCCCCATTGCCGCGATGTAATCGCTTGCGTTCTTGATGTTTACTCTGTTGATTGGTGTGGTTGTCATAGTCTTCCCTCCGCGTGCTCGGTCATGGCCACTGAACAAGCGGCACTTCGTTGGCTGCAGTTGTATGTGACCTCCCATGTATCAGTGATGCTAGTCCTGCCCATGGACACAACGTTGTGGGCTACTCCGTTTTGTTTCAAGATATCCTCGACGTACTTGAATAGGAGGAGGGCCGATGCCCTCGGTGCTGGGAGGCAGGCCATCTCGCCGCCAAGCACAGGGAACCAGAGGTCATGCATGACCCCTTCCTTGAACTTGACGCGCCCGCCGCCTGCGAACATGGACTCGCCTGCGAACTGAAGCTCCTCGCAGAAGTGGATCCATCTCTTGGACTTGGAAAGAATGAAGGTAAGTGATTTTCTCATGGGACTATTCTCCTGGGGTTACTATCTAGGTTGTTGAGTAGCGTTCGTCTGACAAACGCCTGTGGTAATAAGTGCGTGAGCGGTGCGACCGAACCAGCCTTGGAGTCTCCAGGCTAGGCCAGTGTTGATGAGGTGTTGCCATGCGGCGATGACTTCCTCTTCGCTCTCGGAGTCGAGCCAGCCCTCGACCACACCGACAGCGGTGAAGTCTGTGATGGGGGGTGGCACAGGTGATGGGGTCTGGGATTGTATGGGCATTGGGTTCTCCTGGGGTGTCTCTATTAGCTATCTTATATCAACGGACTGTGACAGTCAAGGATTGTTTTCACTTTCTTCATTGTCCTGGTTGAACCTGGTGTTTGAAAAAAGGACAGGGATTCTAAGGATTCGTTTAGATTTTCACGCACGGTTACTTGCCTGTCTTAACAATGTGGCTGGCAAAAATGTCCCTGTTGACTGACTCGATGACCTTGGCGACCTTGTCGCCGTGCCTCTCCCACTTGCCCCCTAGCGCATCGAGAACGTACCGGGCGTCGATAAGGTACTGGAGCGCAGCTTGGGCCTTTGCAGTCTTACTCAAGCTTTCGTATGCCTCGTACAGCAGGGCATTGATGTTGTCCTGCTCGCGGTCGGTCAGTTCAAACTGCACGCCAAGCTTCTCGTCATCCTCTACCGATACAATCTGTACCTCTGGGTAGGACGGTGGCTCCTCTCTGTCGCCAGGACAGTAGCTGCCTAGCACCTCGGCCTGGAGCGTCAGGTAGGTTGTCCAGGGCGTGCCGTCATGGCCTCGCCTTTCAATCTCTACGGTGGCCTCGATGTCGTTGCCAGAGAAGCTAGTGTCGAGGATGATCTGCCTTACTTCGATGCGAAGGGCTTCGTCTTTCTGTTGCGTGTTCATGTTAATCATTCCTGTGGTTGTAGACCCATTGCAGCCAGGTGAAGGCACCTGCCAGGGTGGTGAAGTGGTTGGTAAGGGACTGCACTGGTGAGATGCGGAAGGCGGCCTCGAAGATCAGGAGGGTCTCAGGTGCAGGCAGTCGCATGGACTCGTCGCCTCGCACGGCAACGAAGCACTGGTCTGGGTCAAGAGCCCAGACGGTGCCGAAGTTCTCGGCCTGTCCGTCCACGGTGGCTACGAACCTGATGTCCTGTAGCTGGCTCCAAACGGCGAAGCGTGGGGTGATGTAGCTGGCGCACCCTCCCCTGCTGGCGTCCACTTGGAACGGTCCCAGCGCAAGGTGGTCGTGCTCAAGCTTGAAGGTTGGTTGGGTGGTCATCACTCACCTCCGTTAGAGACAGGTCCATAGGGTCCGTTGTATTGCTCGACCAGCCAGTCGTAGGCAGCAGCCAAGCTGATGAAGTAGCTAGGGGTGCTCCAGCATCCTGACCGGCAAGCGAACTTCACCTCAAAGATGAGGAGGTCAGCAGGTGCGGGGAGCCGGACGGGGTCTGAGCCTGAACCAGAGGTGTCCACCCGTGGGATCACAACGTAGTTGATAGGGTCATCGGCCTGGATGCTTCCGAAGACCTTGGACTCACCGTCCACCGTGGCTACGAACCTGATGGCTTGGAGTAGCTTACGTCGTCGAGCAGGATTGTATGGTGTGAGGTAGTAGGATATGCCATCCACGATGCGAGACCTTAGCACGAGGCTGTCGTGCTCAAGCTTGAAGGTGGGGATCTTCCTGCGCTCTTGCCAGCGTTCGTTCTGTACCTTCTGGTCCCGCTCCCACTGAACGCGGGTGATCACAGTGCGCAGGAGATCAGCGCAGTCCTTGACGGTGTTCTCGTGGATGGTGCCGCACTCCATGTGCGGGCAGACGTAGTCGTGGGTGAGGTAAAGCCACCAGTCGTGCGGGCCACCTTCGTCGTTGGGGCCTTCGTCGTGGATGGACTCGACCCGTGGGTCGGCTGCGATCTGTGCTAGGGTTCTGGGGTTCTTCATGTCATGCTCCTGGGGTTGGGAT